ATCAGGTAATGAAGATTTTGATTATTGTATTGGTTCTTCCCCTTGTTTTTCCAATTCAGCAAATGCTTTGGAGCCTTCAATATGGAGACCATCTATAAGAATAAAAGCCATCATAGATAAGATATTTGATAGTATAGATTATAACTATAATAGTGAGTTTTTTGATAGTCCTTATTTCAGGTTATTATATACCGATTTGGGGTATGATAATGTATTAGGTATATCTGCCCCCGCAGATACGGAGAACCTCAATTTCTTCAGGGTCTATTCGTCTCCATCACAATACATAGGTTATTCTTTACACGCATCAAGTGATGGAGCACCGATAGTATTTGATAGAACAGACCCTGACGGGTTTGACTATCTTAACAACTATACTTTTGCTGAAGGCAATACCCCCGAAAGTCAAAGAATAAACTACTTCTCTGTTCCAAAGAACGGGACATACGGATTTGAGTTTAGAGCGTCATTTACAAAGGTAGGAACATTTAACGAAGACCTTAAGATACAGATAAAAGCGGTCAAAGCATCATCACCTGCGGGACTGGCAACGGGAACAATAATCAACTCCACCACCTTTGATGTAGATGACGGAGATACACAGAAGATATTATTATTTACTGATACATTAACGACCAGTGATGTGGTTGGGATATATGTTGAGAGTATATCATCAGGAGTAGGTTATAACACATTCCAAACACTTATCATATCAGGTTATGATAGTTCATACCCCGCACCTATGTTTAGATGTTATGACGCACCATTCTTAACCATAACGGATTTTGAGGGGAATAAGAACATGCCAGATATTACGGCAATAGATTTTATTAGAAGTATTGTTAAGATGTTTAATTTGGTATTTGTATCCAACGATACAAAGACCATAACGATTGAACCATTTGACTATTACTTTAGGAATGAAAATAGAGTTATAAAAGATTGGAGTGATAAGTTAGACACCTCATCGTCATATACCATAAAACCCTTTGGATTTGAACTACCGAAGACACAGAACTACACATATCAGTCAGCCGGTGATGAAGTTCAGGGTAAGTATTATGAATACCAATTTAATCAAATATACGGGGAGAGAATAATCACCAAACCAAGTAATATCTTACAAGGTGAGGAGACATTAGATATAATCTTTAGACCGACCCCTACTGACACCATACCTGGTAGTGATTGGATGATTATGCCGAGGTTCTTTAAGAATAGTGATGATGGTAGAAAAGTTCCAACGAACACAGAACCTCACCTTTTCTTTTGGTTGGGAAATAGATATACCTATACTTCATATTCGGCTGATACGAGTAGTCAGTGGTATTTCAGTTCAGGTGCGACAGATGTTGCGTGGAGCACATATCCCGCAGTATCACATCTATCACAAATCAATTCAGGTCAAACATCAAGTGAGTTTAGTGATTTGAACTTCCAACCACATTATGACTTTTTTGCGAACAACAATAGTTATATCCCACAATTTACCTCAAATAATATATTTAACAATTTTCATTCACAATTATATAATGAAAAGTATAGTGATGAAGCAAGGAAGTTGGTAGGTAAGTTTATTCTTACCCCCAACGATATAGGACAACTTAAATTAACAGATAAAATATTTGTTAAAGATAGTATGTATAGAATAGAGAAGATAATTGGTGCTTCATTAACAGAAAAGAAACTAACGGAAGTGTCTTTAATAAAAGAGTTGGATGGTGGTTTTTATTATACAGAAAGTCCTGTTAATAATCCTTCAATACCACCTAACGACCCAATCCCATAATATTTATTTATAATGGCAAGAAAAATAGCAATAGAATTAGAAGTTAATGGTGTTAAAGAAAGTGTTAATACTATTGGTGAATTAGAAACTGCGATAGAACAACTAACGGAGGAACTGAAGAATACAGATATAGGTAGTGAGAGGTTCCAACAATTAACAACAGAACTTAATAGTGCGAAGAGTGAGTTAAAGGCGTTTGAGCAGACATTTGAGGGTTTAGACCCCCAACAAAAGACACAGGCATACTTGGCTTTTGGAGAAAGTATTGTATCAGGTATATTGTTGGCTCAAGAAGCGTTAAGAGTATTCGGTATAGAGAATGAAGAGGTAAATGCGGCTGTTGAGAAATCAACTCAAGCGATTAATGTGGCACTTCAGGCTCGTATTGTAATTGAAGGGGTTTTGGAGGCTCGTGTCCTCGCAACATCATTAGCACAGAAGGCATTAAATACTTCTATTGTCGCAGGTAATAGGGTATTAAAGGCGTTATTCTTAACCATCCAAGCGAACCCCGTAGGTTTCCTATTGGCAGGTATTGCGGCACTCGCAACAGCGTTTATTGCGTTAAGTGATAGTAGTGATGAGAGCACAGATAGTTTGGAAGAAAATGAAGCAGCACAGAAGTCATTAGAATTACAATCAAAGAGATTAAAGAGGGAATTGACCGAACTAAATGACGCAACCAACGACTATATTGATAGTGTTGATGATTTTGATTTATCCACAGCGATAAGTGAAGTATCAAGGTTGGAACAAGAGTTGAGTGATTTGAATGAAACACAAGACGAAGTAAGGGATTTGGACTTTGAGGAAATCGCTTTGAGTTTGGTAAGGGATGAAGCCGATTTGAACGATTTTAACCTATCTCTGGCCGAACAAAAAACTTTATTTGATATTCTTATTGAAGCAACCGATAAATACGAAGGTTCGTTAAGAAAAGCACAAGGAACGAACGCAGAAATCCAACAAAAGAACCTTAAAAATATTGAGAGAGTATCCAACGAATTACAGGAACAGATAGAAAGAACTGAAGGTAATACCGAAGCGTTGGAGAAACAACTTGCGGCAGTAAATAAGAGAGTAGAACAATTAAGGGCGGAAATATCAAAGAGAGAGTTTGATAGATTTACAAAATCATTAGAAGATGCTGGTGATGAGTTGGATAGATTAAATGAGAAGTTATTAGAGTTCGGTGAAACCCCCTCACCAAAGATTATAGATGAATTGGAGGAGTTAGTCCAATTACAATTAGAACTACAAAAAGCAACAGAAGAAAGTAGAAAAACTTTGGGTGATACTTTTAATGATTATTTCACTACGATTAAAGAAAGCACAACTGCGACAGATGATTTTGGTGAGAGTTATGAAGAAACAAGAAAGGCATTAACTCAAGCGTTAGAGACAGGTGATTTTGAGAAGTTCAATCAAGAGGTAGAAAGAACACAAGAGAAATACTTTGGTGAAGATAGTGATTTTAACAAAGAACAGAAAAATGTTATTAATCAGTTGATTAGTAGTTATTCATCATTATTCCAACAGATACAAGGGTTCGGGGCAGAAACTGAAGAAGAGTTTAGTTCGGTTATAACCCCCTTACTTGATAGTTTGGCACAGAAGTTAAGATTGGAGGGTGATTTACAATTTGTTATAGATAAAGATGAGGTAGAAGAAACCATAGACGAAGCATTACCTACCGGAAGATTAGGTGGCGCACGATTAAGAAGAAGTGTAGATGTAGATATATCAGGTGTTGTAGATGAGAGTGATTTTAGTAGTATCGCAAGAATATTCAAAGAACAAGAAGATATTATAACTGAATATGAACTTGATTTACAAGAGGCAGTTGAAGGAACTGACGAGTTTTATAGATTAAGAAGTGATTTGGTGAATAGATTTACTGAAGAGTTTTTAAAACAGGCTGACTTTGTTGCTCTTGCCGCAGAAGACGAACAGAAAGCACAAGAAGCAGCCAGACAGGCCGCAGAAGAAAGAGTTGAAAGTATTATTAACATCACCACAGAGACAGCGAAGGTTGAAGATAGTATAAGGGGTGTATCCAACGAGGTTGAAGATTTAAGAAATCAGGTAAGAGAAAACAATAGTGATATAGACACTCTATTAGGTCTTATATTAACAAACTTTGATGATATTAAAGACCAGATTGACTTAACAGAATTAGACCCCACAGCGACCCTTGAAACCAACTTTGAGGCAATCAGTAAGTTCTTTGAAGATATTGGATTTGAAAGTTTTGATGTATTGGTTAGAACGGAACAGGATAAGTTGGATATTGTTGAATTATTCCTCAAGAAGAGACAGGAGTTAATAGATAATCAAGCGAAAGAAGAAAAAGAAACACAAGAAGACCTATTACAAACGACCTTTGATAATTATAGTGAAATTATAAGTGGATTAAACCAACTTACATTATCGTTGAGTGAGGCATCACAATTACAAATAGAAAGGGTGGAAGCCAACACAGAAGAAGCGTTAAGTAATATTGTTGGTGATACAAAAGAGGCAGAAGAGTTAAGAACTGAAATACAGGAGGAAAGTAATGAAAAGATTGTTGAGATAGAGAGAAGGGCGAGGTTGAGAGAACTACAATTTACGAAGATACAGGCTACAGCGGACTTGGCACAAGCGTTAATAAATGCGTTGAAATTACCCCCTCCGTTTAACGCAATTCAAGCGTCAATTATTGGAACTGCTGGTTCAATACAAATAGCAACCATTCAAGGACAAATTGACGACTTACAATCGGCTCAAGGTTTCGCAACAGGTGGATATGTTGAAGGCCCTGGTAGTGGAACAAGTGATAGTATCCCCGCTATGTTAAGTAATGGGGAGTTTGTTGTTAATGCGAAAGCAACACAAAAGTTCTTACCATTATTGGAAGAAATAAACGATAGTGATACTCAATTTAGAAAGTTCGCTAATGGTGGTTATGTCTTGGATACAACAATTCCTACTACTTCAACTATACAGAATATTTTTGATGATAGTAGAATTATAGAAGAATTGAGAAAGACAAGACAAGAACCATTAAGGGCGTATGTATTTGAGAAGGATATTACTGAAGCACAACAGATAGAGAAGCGCTTACAGGAACTATCTAAACTATGATATATTTATTAAGAGATGAAAATATATGAACTTAAAATAGACGACGAGAAACTTTATGAAGATTTAACACTTGATGAGTTGGGTGATTATACTTCTGTAAGTGAGATTGCGTTGGTTGAAAATCCTGCGATAGAGACAGAATGGGTGTATTTCTCAAGTGAAAAGTTTGAGACATATAACGACTATCCAAGAGCCGCAAGTGAAAACGCCTGTAGAGCCGTAAAATGGGCTGAAGAAAATGGTTGGGGTTCTTGTGGAACAAATGTTGGAAAACAAAGAGCACATCAGTTATGTAATAGAGAAAGAATTAGTGAAGAAACGATTGCTCGTATGGCTTCATTTGATAGGCACAGAAGAAACAAAAATACCCCTTATGATGAAGGTTGTGGTGGTCTTATGTGGGACGCTTGGGGTGGAGATGAAGGTATTAAGTGGGCTCAAAGAAAACTCCGTATAATAAGAAATGAAGGGTTAAGTGAAGACGCATTTGAAGCAGTTGTAGATATTGACGGATTACCCCTATATAAGACACAGAGTGAAGCAGACACCATCGCAGCGTCTATGGGTTGTGAAGGCTCACACCCTCACGAATACGAAGGTGAGACCTTGTATATGCCTTGTAAAAGTATGGAGGATACAAAGAAATTGTGGGACGAAAGTTCAACAGAAGAGTTATGTGAAAGTTGTTCTTCAGTAGATGTGAGTAGGGGGGTTGAGTTGGAAGATATTTTAGATGAAGGTTATGTTATAAGCGATGTATTAGAATTAGACGAAGAAGAAACATTAAAGATATTGGAGGACTATAAAGACAAGGTGAATGGTAAATACACAAAAGAAGAGTTTTATAGTATCGTTGCTGACCCAAATAAACCATCGGTTCAAGATGGATTTGGTAAGAAGGTAAGATATATCTATGTTGTTGGAACATCAGCAGCCCCCCTTATATCCACATCAAGACAATTTTGTCGTGATATGATTGGAAAGAAACAACTTGTCTTTAGATTTGAAGATATACAAGCGTTAAACGCACAATTAACAGCAGAGGACGGAGATAGAAAGATTATACCAAGACCAAGTGGGACAAGTCCAAATATATTTTTGTATAAGGCGGGAGCCAATTGTCGTCATAAGTGGGTTCAGTTATGGTTTAGTGAAGACACAAGAATACCCGCAAGACAGACAAGAGCCGTCAGTAAGGCAGAAGTTGAAACAAACGCACCAGGTCGTTCAGGTAATGCTGAAATACTTGTCGCACCCGTTCAATACTCAAAAGAAGAAAGAAGTGAAGACACCCCCTTATTTTACGAATACGGATTACCTGTTTATGAGACAGAGGAGATGGCTGTATGGAAAAGTGAGATGATGGGTTGTAAGGGTGAGATAGATATGATTGATAAGGACGGAAAGACCTACTATAGAACCTGTAAATATAAAGAGAATACACAGGAGTTCAAAGAACAATTTGAGTTCAAGACAGAGGAGGAAAAGAGGATGATATACTCACCGGCTATGTTGCCTGATAGGTTGATTAAAAGGTTTGATGGTAGAGACGAATATTGGGTGTATTTCACCAAAGAGACAATAGAAAAAATAGCACATAAGTTCTTAATGGAAAAGAGGGTTAATAAAACCAACTTGGAACATACAGATAAGAAATATGATGATATTTATTTGGTAGAGAGTTGGATAGTTTCAAGTGAAAACGACAAAGCATATTCATTAGGATTTACAAAGAAAGATGTTCCAATAGGTAGTTGGATGGTCGGTTATAAGGTAAAGAATGATGATGTGTGGGAAAACCAAATAAAGACAGGTAAAGTTAAAGGTTTGTCTGTTGAGGGAGAGTTTGAACTGGTTACACAATCTTTCTCAAAAGACGAGTATTTATATAATAAAATAATAAACATCATTAAAAACACAAAGTGAAAATGTTAAACCCAAAAGAAGCAATCAGTAAAATCAAAGAAGTTTTAGGACTTGAGTTTGCTGAAACGACTACTGAAAAGTTTTACACATCACAACTTGCGGATGGAACATCTATTACTAACAACACGGATAGTGAGAAGTTAGAATTAGGTGATACTCTATATGTGGTTCTTGAGGATGGCAATTTAGTTCCTGCCCCATCAGGCGAACATACTTTACAATCAGGTGAAGTTGTTGTCTTGGACGAGGAAAGTAAAGTTGTTGAAATCAAGGTAGAAACAGAAGAAGAGGAAACCCCCGATGAGGTTGAGGTAGTTGTAGAACAAAAGGAAATTGAAGAAGAAATGAGTGAAACAGAAGAGATGAGTGAAGACACTTCATTAGTTGAGTTGAAAAACGAGATTACTGAAATGAAAGAAGCTCTATCAAAAGTGTTGGACTTATTCCAAGATTTTTCTACACAGACAGAGGAGGAGTTCTCCAAAGTCAATAACGATATTAACACCTTAAGAAAAGAACCAGAGGTTGATAATATCAAAAACAAAAAAACAAATAATAAACAGGTTGTTGAGAGTTTCGCAGATTATAGACTACAACAACTACAAAAGTATTTTAACTAAAATGAAAAAGAAACTTAATTTTTCGTATGACTTAAGCGGCTTGGGTTCTTACTCTAACGAACTTGCCGATAGTATTTTACTTAAGTCAGTATTGGGGGCTACAACCCCAAGATACGCTCGTATCTACCCTAATATGAAGGGAACATCTATGAAAGTTGGTGTTATGGCATCAACTCCAGTATGGCAGGACGGATTGTCTTGTGGATTAACTCCAACTGGAACAACTGAAATCACACAGGTTGAGATTGTAGGTTGTTATAAAACAAACAGAATGAATAACTGCGGTAATGAGTTGAGAGATTACTTCTTATCACAGGCTTTGACTAACTCTTTGTTCCAAGAGAGCATCCCATTTGAGGAGTTATTCATTCAGGACTTGTCTAACAGAAGTGCTGACTTTATGGAAGTTCAGTTGTGGCAGGGTTCATCTTGTTTTGAAGGAAATGGTATTATAGAGCAGGTTGTCGCAGGTGGTGCGTCAGCAGGTGCTTATACCGCATTAACTTCAACCAACGCAATTGATGTGTTGAATACACTTGTTGAAAACTTACCTTCAGCAGTTCAAAGAAGAGACGACTTGGCAATCTTTATGTCGTTCGGTGATTACAGAGCGTTCATCGCAGCCTTGGCAAAGAGTTCATCTATGAACTTATTTACTTTGGGTGATGAGAGTGGATTGGCAACTGAAACAACTATCTTCTTGCCAGGTTCAAATATTTCTGTAATTCCTACGCAGGGATTAGACGGACAATCAACTATCGTATTGGCTCCAACACAGAACATCTTGTTGGGATTGGCTGCTGACGATGGTATGGAAGTTAGAGTTCAGTATGACCCATTTGAAGATAATGTCGCATCTTTGACTAAAGTAGGTTTCGGAATTGGATTACACGAACCAAATAACTTCGTTTATCTCCAGTAATCCATAAATAAATTAAAACTTAAATAATAAACGAAATGAGTTGTTATATAGAAAACGGACTTACTTTAGGATGTAGAGACGCTGCCATCGGTGGTATTAAGAGTGTCTATATCTTGGGTGGTTCAGGAAACACAATCAGTAGTATCACTACTGATGCTGACGACCAAATCACAGCAATCAGTGGTTCTGGTGTAATGTATAAGTTTGAGTTGGTTAAAGGTTCATCTTCATTTGAAGAAACAATCTCTGTTAATGCTACATCTAATAGTGTTGTTTATCAGCCTTCATTAACTTTGAACTTAACCAAGTTTGATAATGCTTTGAGAAAAGTATGGTATGAATTAACCAAGCAGCCAGAGTTCTTTGTTGTTGTTGAAGACAATAATGGAAGATACTGGTTCCCTGGTGAAGTTAATGGTTTGACTATTACTGATGGTAGTGTCTTTACAGGTGCGGCCTTCACAGATGCTAATGGTTCAACTATGACCGCAACAGGTGGAGAACCTGCTGCTACGAGAGAAGTAGAAGTTGCTACAACTATTGACGCTGTCTTTAGTGGTATTACTTTTGACGCAGTTTAATTAAACTTTAAGGGGGTGAGTGAGGGTTAGACCCCTCCTCGCCCCTTTTATTAAAAATACACCCACTTAAAATGATAAATTGGAACGGAAGAAGATATGTCCCCGCTGGACTTAAACCATTTTTAAATAGAAAAGGTGTCCCTGTTAATGGGAGACCAAAAACTGCGTGGGTCGCATCTTTTGTTGGTGGTGAGACCGAAGAAACCCCAATTCCATCACCATCAATTACCCCAACTCCAAGTCCAACCTTAAGTCCTACACCAAGTCCAACTTTACCTGAAACCTGCCATATTGAAGCACAGAATGGAGATATTCTAATCGCACAAAATGGTGATTATATAGACCACTTCCCTTGTATTGAACCATCGCCGACACCAACTCCCACAAGTAGTATAACTCCAACTCCGAGTATTACTCCTACTATAACTCCAACTCCAAGTTCTATACCTTTAGACCCCGACGCTCAAGCATATCTTGACGATGTTGTCGCTTCAGGGGGAACGATAGATGCCACCATAACATCAGCGGTTGATACATTATTCACAGACCTTAAGTCAAATGGTCTTTATAGTAAATTACACTTCTATCCGTTTGTTGGAGGAACTGCTGCTTCACACGCATTATATCACAACAGAACATTAGGAACCACTTATGATATTAGTTGGTTGGGTGGAGTGTCTCACGATATAAGCGGTTCAACTGGTAATAACACAAATGGTTATGGAGTTCATTCATTAGGGAGAACGATTTTTTCTAATTTAGGTGATATATCACAAGGGGTTTATGTTATTGGTGATGGTTCTGCGGATGTTTCGTATGAATTACAATCAACAGGAACAGACGATAATGCTTTAATAACAAGATATATTAATGATTTAGCATATGTTAGATATTCATCATTTATTACTGGTACAAATACAGATGGGACAGGACTTTATATTTCTACTTTAACTGGTTCAACTGGTGGTGTTGTTAAGTTGATTAAGAATGGTTCAACTACTTTAATTAATTCAACCACGAATGATAATGATTATATATCATCCAACTCACAAATTATGCGTGGACCTAGTTCTGCTTATTCACCAAGAACATTTAACTTTGTTGTATATTCAACATATCTAACTGATAGTGAAGTATCCACATTATCAACAATCATAAACACATTCCAAACAACACTTGGAAGAAATACATATTAAAAAAATGGAAGTAAGATTATTAACACTTATTGAGAAGGAGGCGATTGAAGGAAAACAATACGCTCCATCATCATATTTCAATCCAATAGAGGATTGTGATGGAAATTGGATTATCTCACAACAGGAGTGTGATAATTGTGTAAATCCTGATTATCTATGGGTTAAGGACTTACCTGTTATTCAGTATTGTCCCGTTCCCGCTCCCCCAATAGACGAAATATAAATATAAATAAACGAATTAAACAAACAAACAAAATGGCTTTAGAAATAACAGGCACAATAGAATTACAGAGTGGGTTGGTGATTAACTCCGCTTATGCTCGTGTAAATCCAAGATTAACAACAGAAGGTGATAAGGTAAGAACCACAACTGAATATTGGTTAAGCGAACAGGATTATTTAGATAAAAAATATCCTATAGATTTTCCCTATATTGGGGCATCTACTTTAGATTACGACAGAGCAGTTGATGGAACTGATTTATTGTCGTTCTCAAATGAAAAAATAAAAGAGCAATTGGAAGAGAAGGGTTTTTCAGTTGTAATAACAGAATTATAATAATTTAAGATATGGCGAATAAGACAATCCCTCAACTTCCCGAACAGACTGGTAAGACCAACGATGACTTACTCGTCATAGTTGATAGTGGGGAGACAACGACAAGTAAAATTAAAGTATCAACTTTATTAAGTGGAGTTGGTGGCACTTCATATTTTAGTGCTGATACAACAAATATATTACAGATAGATAGAGGACATAGTATAGTATATGGCGACCCCTCTAATGTTGTGGATTACAACTTTTTATTGGGTGGTTCAGGTAATACTATAGATATGAATACCAGAACAGGTATAAATAGTAGTAGATGTGTTATTATAGGTGGATTAAACAACAGGATTTTTCCTGGTAGTAATTCAAGACCGAACGACCAAGCGGCTATTGTTGGTGGTGAAAACTTAACTTTTGGTAGAGAAAGTAGTAATAGTATTTTATTAGGTGGTTTAAGTAATAGTATTGGTTATGGTTATAGAAGTGCTATTGTTGGAGGAGAGAGTAATTCATTCTCACAAAATGATATTTTTATCGGTGGTGGTTTTAGTAATTCAGTATTAAATAGTTATTCAGGTATAATTGCTGGTTATGATAATTACTTAAGAAGTAATCGTTCATTTATAGGTGGAGGAACATCACATAACATTCAAGCATACGGAAATGTTAATAATGGTATTATTGGTGGAAACTCTCACGATGTAGATGTTGTAAATAACACCTTTATCGGTGGTGGTGATACACATATCTTAAGAACCGCAGATAGAAGCGCGATTATTGGAGGACAAAATCACACCTTATCAGGACATACAAATAGTGTTATAATTGGTGGTAGTGGTTTTACATCTAATCATAATGACGAGGTTATTGTACCAGCATTAACTATTGCGAATTACGCATCATTAGATTTTGCGAGTGATGCTTTAGCAGCCGCAGGAGGTGTCCCATTAGGGGGTGTATATCATAACGCAGGAGCATTAAGAGTAAGAATAGTATAATGAATTATAAGTTCAAGGAGGTTAGGTTAAACTTGGAAAGAGATGAGGTTGAAGTCCTTGTCGCTTTCCAAGAAAAGAGAAACAGATGGCAAATAAAGTCATATAAGTATGATGCCAAAGAAAACGAAATTGATATTGACGACCTTATTGAAACAACAAAAAAACTAATTGATGGCGCCAATATATAAAAGGGTTCAGTATCAAAAGTTAAATGGTTTTGATGTGCCCTATTGGGATATTAAAACCTATTTTAATCCTTGTTCTATTTATGATTTATTTTGTTTCTATGCCACAAATGGTTTAAGTTTTATAAATGGAACTTATTATGAAACATCATTAAAGGGAATAATAGATTTAACTCCAATTACTCCGAGTAATTGGACTGGCACTATTACTTGTGGTTCAAATTATGCTATTTATACAGGTATAACGGCTTCATTAAGCACCGGTGTATGGTCGTTTAATAGTAGTGGTGATTTCCAATTCTTTGAATTACTTTCAGGAACTTTAGATTGTGGTGAGACAATAAACACTAAATATGACCTTGTTGCTTATCCTTCACCTTCAACCATAACTTGTAAAAATGTTATTTATGCTGATGAAGCAGACCTTGAGGGATACATTACTTATAATAAAGTATGTGATAGTCCTACCCCTTCTATCACTCCAACTATTAGTAATACCCCTTCTATTACTCCATCTATCACTTCAACACCTCCACCGAGTAAAAGTCCAACACCTACCGCAACTCCTACCATAACTAATACACCTTCAATTACACCTACGATTACTCCTACTACTTCACCAAAAGCATCCGCCACTCCAACGGCAACTCCTACACCAAGTCCAACCGACCCTTGTTATTGTAAGTATTATAGTATAGATAATAACGATAAAGGTCAAACTTTATCTGTGGAGTATGTGGATTGTGATACATTAAATACTGAAATATTGATTGTGCCAATAGATACAATAACTACCCAGTGTTCTTGTTCTACACCAATTAGAGTATTCGGTTCAACTGATTATACAATAACATTATTGGGTGCTTGTCCTACATAAAATAATTAGATATGCCAAAATATAACAGAGTAAAATATTATAGTTTAAATAGACCTTATTGGGATATTGAGGTAATACCAGAACCAAGTCCCTCACCATCACAAACCCCAACTATTACTCCTACGCCAACTAATACCCCTACTATTACTATTACTCCTACTACTACTATTACTCCTTCAATTACTCCAACTACTACTATTACTCCTTCAATTACTCCAACTCCATCTGCTACTCCAACAGGTATTTATCCAAATATGAACTTATCAGGAGCATCGGCATGGAGTTCAACTTGGACTGGTGATTATAGTTATTATGGTATTGGTTATTTACAACCTTATACATCAAATTATAGAACAGGAACAGCACCTAATGGTAAAAATTATGCGGTATATACAAAAAACACTAATCCTGATAATATTATTATGGTTATAACTTTTGACCCAAGTAATAATAGAGTAAGATTTCAATTAATTAACGCAACAAGCAAAACTTCTTCTGGATGGACTGATGGAGAAGCAACATCACCTAATACAGGTATTTATGATAGTGAATGGGCTGATATATCTAATGAATGTTTAACTGATGGTATATATCATTTATGTGCGGGAACATACAATAATAATAACCCTTCTCCATCAATTTATGAAAACATAATCACATATAGTTATTAAGATATTTATAGATAATGTTAAAAATATCAGCAAATACAGATAATACGATTTGGGTTAATGCTTCAAGGAACAAGACCTTAACTAATCCAACATATCTTATGTCTTTGGAACATCAAGTTTCAGGGGATAGGACTTATTTTATTCCGCAGAATATATCATCATTTTCTGGTTCATCTGCTTATGACCCCCGTGTTGATATTTTTAAGTTCGGTGTCTATGAGGAAGGTGTTAATCTAACAGGGGGAACGAGGTATTGGACTAAACAAAGACCACCGGCATTAGTATATAATGAAGCCCCAACATATACATCAGGTAATCTTCAAGGAACAGATAAACTATATTACGACCAACTATTTATTATACCAAATTTATTAGGAACATTACGCATATCTTATGATACTCCAAATGAAGGTGAGATATTCACCGGTGGGACATTCTTTGCTGATGGTGTTGATTTAACTGCTCCTATGGGTTTTGGAACAACTGCTGGTGGTAATTTAGATTATGGAATACCTTATGCTCAAGTTCCTTTGGCAACAACTAATCAGGGTTGGACGGCTACAACCTTTACATACACATTAGAGACCAATTCAGGTAGAACCTTTAGTGATACAATATATCTCGCATCTATGGAAGAGATAGGTAATATCAAGCCGTGGGAATATTATGGTGATGAATACCAAGACAACTTTAGAAGACCAAATTATCCAATCACATATCTTGGTGAGACAAGTATTAACTTAAAAGATTATGGTTGGTATTATTATAGGATATACGAACAAACCTCACAAACGAACTTAAACCCTTCTTTGGCTACAAATGTTGTTGATGAGGGCGTATTATATCTATACCCCCCACCACCCGATGAGGTGAGTTATACAGGATATTCCAATAGTGAAATAACTATTTATGATGAGGACAAAGTCCCAACATATCATATTTTACAAGAAAACGAATATCACTTATTAACAGAAAATAACGAATTATTAAGACAAGAATAATGGATAAGAAAATATCACAATTAACACAACTCACAGCGAGAACAGAACAAGATGTTATTGCTATTGTAAATGGAGGTTCAACAAAGAAAATATCTGTTGAAGATTTTATCAGAGAACCCGTTATAAATGCTGGTAATGTATCAGGGTCTTTCTCTGTTGATTTATCACAAGGAAGGTGGTTTATATTCACTCTCACGGGTAATGTAAGTGTTGAACTATCTAATGAAAAGGAAGGTGAAGAGTTTGTCTTTTGGGTATATTCAAATGGAAACTATGCTGTTAATAATATGACTTTAACATCAGGAGGAAATGTCTATTCTGTTGGTGGTAATCTACCCAATCCAAATAATAATTCTTGGAACTTCTATAGAGGATTTGTAATAAATGGTGGGTTAGTATTAACAGAAATTGGTAATTTCGCAGCAGTATAATATTTATAAGATATGAAAGATACACAATTCCAAGCATTCGGTAGAAAAATAGATAGTGTTAATCGCTTTGAAGAGAAGGTGGTTAGAAATCAAGATTGGGTAAATTGGGGAAGTGAAAACAACTTCCCTGAAACTCTATATGACTATATTGACTATAACCCCACACATAACGCTTGTATTAACGCAAAAGTGAGAAACTCAATAGGTCAGGGGTTCGTAGATGGTAATAAACTTGCGAACTCAACTCAAGAGTTAAATGAGTTCTTTATGGAGTTCGCCACAGAGTATATAACGACAGGAAATGTCTTTGTGGAGTGTGTATGGTCTGCTGATAGGACAGAGGGTCTAAATGGTATTTATGTCCTTCCCTCGTCGTCTGTAAGGGTTCAAAAGAAGGATAGTATAGATGCCGAACAAGACACTTATTATTATTGTGAAAATTGGGAAGACCACAGAAATAAAAAGATTATTGAGTTCAATAAATTAGACCCGAACAATCAAAACAACAGACAAATCTTCCATATCAAGAATTACGCACCGGGTTATAACTATTATGGTTCTCCTGACTATATGTCAGTTATTAACGATATTAGATTGGCTCATCAAATAACATTATTCCATTTATCTAATATCTTAAATGGTGGATTACCTGGTCTATGGGTTAATTTTAACAACGGAATACCAGACAGCGACAACGAACAAAGAACGATGTTGGCAAAGATTGAAGAGAGATTTTCAGGAGCCGAAGGTGCTGGCAAGACGATGGTAAGTTTTAGTGATGGAGCAGAACTGGCACCAACAATCACACAAATCCCCACAAATACTCACGATGGATATTATACAGAGATATTTGAATTAGTCCAAAGACAAATCTTGTCGGGACACAAAATAACTTCAGGATTATTAATTGGATTGAATAACGGGGGTGGTCTTGGGTCTAACGCCGATGAGATTAACCAATCGTTCCAAGTGTTCTTAAATACAACCATCAAACCTTTACAGATGGAGATGGTAGTTCAAATGGAGCCTTTGATTAAGTTGTTATACCCCAACGAACAAATAAATCTTGATATAATACAAAATCAAATATTATGATTACAGCATATTTCGTATCAGAACAGAAGTTAAAAGAATATACACCCGTCAATCAAAATGTGGATAGTGGTAAATTAGTATCCGCTATTCGTATAGCACAAGACATAGTTGCCAAAGAAGCCTTGGGACAATCTCTATATGAGAAGATGATGGAACTTGTCTCTTCAGGTGATATATCTTTATCGGGTAATGTAAATTACAAGAACCTATTGGATAATTACATCGTCCCTTGTTGTATGTGGAACGCATATTACATCTCACTTGATTTTGCGTTGGTAGAATACGCTAATGCTGGTCTGGTGAGTAATAACACCGAACAAGGTGCTTCAGTTGATTTGGCGACCTTTAAAACGATTAAGAGTGGCTCCAAACATACTGCCGATTTCTATACAGAGAAGTTGAAGATGTGGTTGAATAATAACACATCGTTATATCCTGAATACGACAGAGAAAATCCTGGTGAGACAGAACCTGATAGAAGCACATATTCTACAGGAATTGTCTTTGATACTCCAAGTGGTTATTGTAGAGATGAATGGTTATTTTGTGGGGGGTTTGATAAGGGGAACAATTAAGTTCCCCTTTTTTAATTAACTCCAAATATCCGCTTTATTCCATTCAATAATACTTTGAAGGTTGTAAGTGCGTTTTTCTTTTGGACTTACGCCGTAAGCCAGTAATAGACCTTTATTTTCACCACTACGAGCACCTTTTGGTAGAAGTTCTACTCGTTGAAATCGTTGGTCTCCATCAATCCATTCTTCTACAGATAAGGTCTTGGTTGCGTATTTGTCGGTAATCCGTTTTTTGAATGTGTAAGTCATAGTGTTTTTGTTTTTCATATCACAAAGATAAGCCTTTTTCTTTAACCACCAAAAAAAATGGGAACTTTTTTAGTTCCCATATCCATCGGTTATGTATATATCCTCTTTCTCTCTCTCCTGATGGTATTTCTCATACATTATTTCAACATACCGAGCCCAAGCAATCTTTCTTTCATTTTCCATCTTTCATATATCCATTTTCAAATTTCCATAAATCAAACCAACCTTCTTCATAACCCAACTTTTCCCACTTATCTCTTTTCTGTTTTTGTCTTTTCAATAACAATTCTTTTTGTTCCGTCTCATCTTCAACATAAGAATATATACCTTCTCTTACTTCTTTAATCATTCCAAAATCCAATAACTCACTCCATCGTGCGCTTAATGTTCCTGGTCTAAAGTGTGGTAATAATGCTTCAACTTCATATAAGGTTCTGTCTTTTACTTTGAATACTTCCAATAACTCTTTTCTTTTAGTCATCTGTTCGGGGTCATTTACGACCCTTAAGAATGTGTTATACGAATGTATTGTTCCCATTTTATTTTTTCTTTAATGTGTTAATGTATGTATCAATACTTTCAAGTCGTGTTCCAAGTTCTTTGGAATATCCATTTTCAACATAATCCACCATAACATTTGTTATTGCGACCATATCCTTAAGTGATAGACATACCCCACAATCTTTACTCCACTCACTTACGAGTTTGAGTTGTGATTGTCTTGCGATAGATGTTCCCGTGTTGTTTTTCATATTGCTCCTTTTTTAATGATTATTTATATCACAAATATAGGAACGATATGAATATAAGTCAATACATCTTACTTATTTTTTCATCAATACCATAATCTAATAAACGGAGTTGTCCCTTGTATAACCCCCAATTATCCTTATTATGTAAATCACAATTATCAAATTGAAATTGTGGTATAAGTGTTTTGATTAGTTGAACTACTGATTTGTTTATACTTTGGACTGGTTCAACTCTTTCTTGTATTACGACCCCATATCTCTCGTATAACAGAGGAACTAATAGATTGGTATGTCTGTATTCATTCCATACTTTTCTTTCGTTCTTACCTTGTAAATAACCCCTATAACTCAAAGGTATTTTGTATGCTCTGTTCTTGGTTAATATAACCAATCTTGTTGAATACTTTATCACTTATTTTTCCACTTTGAATAACAAATGGCGGCTGCTTGGTCTGCTGGTTTTCCTGCTTTTCTTTCTGTGGAGATACAACGACTTATGAATGTTGCTTTGTCTTCTCCTGACTTTGGTTCTATTGGCATATCTTAAAACTGATTTTAAGGTGGTTTATTTTAATTATCTTCCCTTTCGTAGTATGGTATATCATCAAACTCCAATTTAACCCCGTATCTGTCCTCTACTCGTTTTCCAAATTGTTCCCATATTGGTTGTTCCAAATCATATCCCATTCTGATAAGGTATTGTTCCATTTCTCTATCATCTTGAAGTTTATGATATTTTAGATTTAAATGACGACCAGTAGGTTCAACCCAAGATGTTCCATACTCTTTATTCTTTTGGGTCATAATACTTCTCTTCTTACTACTTCTGTTTTTCTTTTTACATTCAAGACAATACCCATCAATCTTAAATGACTTGGAAGAGTTCTTACCCATATCTGTTTCAGGTTTGTAGGTATTACATTTTACACATCTGTAATACCATAGTCCGTTCTCTCCCATTATTCTTTTCTTTGTTTCAAAAGGTCTTGCCATAATAATAAATATTAGATATGATAAAATTACCATAATCATAAATATAGTTGAATAAAAAAAAGTTTCAAATAATTTGACTTTTTTGTTTGTATGGAGTATTTATTGTTATAAACCAATAAAAAATATTAAAAATGAGCGATTGGAAAGAAAGAAAACCGATTTATGTATCACCAAATGTATTGAGTGATTTTAAAACCTATTGTAAAAATAATGGGTTAAAGATGGGATTTACCCTTGATAAACTAATTATGGAACATATTAATAATCAAAAGTAATGTTAAAAAAACTATTAAGTCAATCTTCTTATTGGATAATCAATAAGCAACTTACATCAAATCTTGGGATAGAAACTAGTTTGTTATTAACACATCTTATAGATTGTGCTGATATGTTAGACCAACCATTCTATCAACAAAAAGAAAGGATAATGAAAGAAACAGGTATAACAGACCATCAGTGGAGAAAATCTATGAAAGTTTTACAAGATAAAGGAATATTATTAGTTGAGAAAAAAGGTAATCCTGCTAAAAACTATTATACCATCGTTGAGGGGGTTTTGTTAGATTTATTCAACTATCGCCTGACTAGTGATGTTGAAATCAACACGACTAGTGATGTTGAAATCAACAGCACAAAGAAAGTAATTAATAAAATAAAAACAACAACGAGTGAGGAGGAAGGTGGGACAACTCTTGAAGAGTTGTCGGCCACCAGTTCCTCCCTCACTCACGATGAAGGAGGATGGGAGAAGTTAGTTAGATTATATCCAAAGGATAAATTGAATGATGAAATATCAGCAATATCAAAATGGAATACATTAACTCAAGAGGATAAACAGAAAGTGTTTAGACACCTCAAGGTTTATATTAAGAATACAGAACATCAATATATCAAACAGATAGGTAATTACTTCAGGGAAGAGCCTTGGACTAAAATGAAACCAAAGAGAAATAAATACGAAGGATTACAAGTTATAGATGGTAAAACTAAATCCAAAGAAACTTTGGAAAACGAAGATTTCCTTCGTAATATTGGAGTATTAAAATAAATTAAAAAGTAAAAATTATGGACGAATTAAACAGAGTATTAGAAACTAATATAATCACACCAAAGTTGATTATAGATGAAGAAACATTATTTAATCCTGATTATATAATAAACTACATAGATGAAGATAATAACCATTATTTAGTTGGTAATTTAGTATCTGTTATTATACCAAAGAGTGAGTGGAAAACATTTCTTAATGAAATATATTCCATTTACTACAAAGGAAGTATATTAGGAGATAAAGTTGAAATAAGGGAAAAACTTAATCCAATAGATTTTACCGCAACTATGTTATATCAAATGGCTTATAAACATCACGCAAACGATTTCGCAGATATATCAAAAAAGTTTCTTGATGTAAGAAACTTAAAATCAAAAATGAATTGGGGTATGATTAAAAACAAAATGATTTGATATATTTATCTTTATAAGAAAAGATAATAACTATGGAACAATTTTTAACTTATGTTATTCCCGTTTTAACTACATTATTGGGCTATATGGGTGGTAATTACAAAAGAAAGAAGAATGAGGAAGCATTATACATAACAAACCTCAACGAAAGTTTGAAAGCATACAATCAGGTTATATTGGATATGAAAGAGCGTTATGATGAAGAAATCAAACGATTAACTGAAAAGTGTGAGGGTTATGAGAAAATGATAAAAGAACTCAAAGATAAAATTGACTTATTGGAAAAAAATAACTAATATTATCATAATATATGCTCCGTAGTTTTACTACAAACCACAATCCCCGATGAAGTCCCAAACTTAAGCATCGGGGATTTTTTATTACATTAACATATTTATAGATATGGATATATACAACATCAAAGAACAGGAATACTTTAAGATGACCGAAGATGAAAGGTATGAGAGTGCCAGAAGGTGTTTAAAGTTAATGAAGGAAGATAGTAATATTATGGGTGATGTTATGGATGAGGTGATAGAAGAGATATTGTTAAATGAACTTGAATTCGCAAAAGAATTGGAAAACTATATGATGTGTGAAGCAATAAACAATATGTTAAAAATAATTAAGAATGCGGAGACCCTGTAATTGTAAAAGAACTACACAACCACCAACAATTCAACATTCATATATCCCAAAGATGAAAACATATTGGATGGAAAATATTGGAGACAAAACATATGATGAATTAACATTTGATGAGAAACAAACTCTCAATATTCATTTCCACGATATATACCCCTTAAACAATTCAACAGAGGGAGTATTTATATATAATAAACTTAAAAAACTAATTTAAGATGAACGAAAAGATTTACGGATTGATAAGACATATTTTGTCGTTTGGAGCAGGTGTTCTGGTGACGAAAGGTGTTATAGATGAAAGCGCATTAACAGAACTTGTTGGTGCTGTTATGACTATGATTGCGTTTGGATGGTCGTATTACAACAAAATAAAGTTTGAGGGTAGTAATACCGAAGAAGAGAAATAATGGAACAGAACCAACCAAATCCTCCTCATAGACCAACTTATGTGAATATGGACTGGTTGGTTGAAAGAGGTAAGGTGCCTGAAACTTGGGCTGATGATATTATCAACTTGGGGAAGGTTGGAAAGAATAAAACAAACTTTGCCAACTACCTTAACATCTCAAGAGATGTATTTTATAAACTTATGGATAGAGACCCAAAGTTAAAAAAGGTTGTTAATATGGCAATGTCCTTTAGTGAAGAATGGTGGCAAGAAAAAGGAAGACAGGCTTGGGAAGAAGGAACAAGTCAAAAATTAAATAGTCAATTCTTCAAATATTATATGTCTAATGTATATAGAGATAGTTGGAAGGTTAATGTTGATATTACAACCGATGGTGAAAAGATTAACAAGGTTGATGATAAAATCAAAATCCAAATTATCAGACCAGAGATAGAAGATAATGAAGATAAGGAAAGTCAGTGATATTTATTATTAGATTTTAGTATCTGCCATATTTAATATATTTTTTTTAATTGATTTATTTTTTAATCCCCTGACCTAACGAGGTTGGGGGATTTATTTTGTGAATTAAAATATTTGTTGTATATTTGGGGTATGGAACAAGAAATCACATATAAGAAGTGTAGTAAGTGTGGGGAGGAGAAACCCTTGACGAGTGAATATTTTTATAAACAAAAAAATTCTTTAACTTCTCGTTGTAAATTATGTATTAATGAAGATAGAAAGAAATCATACAAAAACAAAAAATTAGAAACCAGAAAAAAACAAAAAGAGTATTATTATAATAATAAAGAGAAAATAATAAAAAAACAAAAAGAATATTATTATGATAATCGCGATGAATTATTAAAAAAACAAAAAGAATATTATTATGATAATCGCGATGAATTATTAAAAAATAAAATAGTTTATTTTAGAAAAAATAAAAAAAGGATGTGCGAATATAGTAATCAATATCAAAAACAAAGAAAAAAAAAGGATAAGATATTTAAATTAACACATAATTTTAGAAACATTTTAATTTCTTCTTTTAAGAAAAAAGGTTGGAGTAAAAAATCTAAAACTTATAATTACTTAAAATGTGATTGGAAGACATTAAAAAAACATATTGAAAATCAATTTGTAGATGGTATGACTTGGGATAATCACGGAGAATGGCATTACGACCATTATTATCCTGTATCACTCGCACAGACAGAAGAAGATATGTATATCTTCAATCACTACACTAACTTCCAACCATTATGGGCTAAAGACAATATAATTAAGTCAAACAAAGTCCCTGATGGATTTGAAGAGTGGTATAAGATGATGAGAAAAAAAGTCCTCTAAAACGGGGACTTTTCTTTTCTTTTAGATATTTATGGTTATATTATATGAACGATGAATATAAAAACTACGAGAGTGTTTGAGGAAATTGAAAACAACATAGACAACTACAGAATGATTAGTTGTCGTGGTGGTTCAAGAAGTGGTAAGACATTTAACATCTGTATATGGTTGGTAGTATATTGTTTAAGAAATAAAAACAAAACAATATCAATCGTTAGAAAAAACTATCCATCATTAAAGGGGTCTGTAATGAAAGATTTTATTGAAGTGTTGGAAATGTTCGGGAGATACAATCCAAATGATTTAAGACGACAGGAGATGTATTATACACTAAACAATAACACAATAGAGTTCCTTAATAGTGAAGACGAACAAAAACTTCGTGGTCGTTCCAGAGATATTTGTTTTATAAATGAAGCAAACGAATTACACAGAGACGAATATACACAACTGGCAATAAGAACAAGAGAGAAGATTATTATAGATTATAACCCAAGTGATATAGATAGTTGGATATATGAAGAAGAGGAGAAAGAAACTTGTTATTGGTTCAAAACGACATACAAGGATAATGTCTTTTTACAACAGGCAGTAATAGATGAAATAGAAGCACTAAAAGACAAAGATGAAAACCTTTACAGAGTATTCACATTAGGTGAAAGGGGAATTGCGAGAGAGTTGGTATTCACAACATTTACAGAAGAACAAACAATACCACCAACAGCAAAGTTATTGGGATATGGATTAGATTTTGGATTTGTTGATGCGAACGCATTAGTATCAGTATATAAAGACGGAGAACATTTATATTTTAAAGAATTGATATATGAAAGTAATTTAACCATTAGTGATTTAATATATCGTATGAGTGAATTACAGATGGATAGAACAGATAATATATGGGCTGATAGTTCCCAACCAGCAGCCATAGAAGAAATTAGAAGGAGCGGGTTTAATATCAAACCAACAAAGAAGACAACAATAGAATATGGTCTTCAATTACTTAAAAGACACTATATACATATTGTAGATAGTCCAAATATATTAAAAGAGTTTAACTCCTACAAATATAAGACAGATAAAGATGGTAGAATACTTGGAATACCAGAGGACAGAAACAATCATAGTATAGACGCACTTCGCTACGCAGTAGAAATGGAATTACACCCGAAATCAATAAACAGAGGAAAATATGCTTTAGTATGACTTATTATGCCACAAAAGAAGGTTATGTATATAACGAGAATGGAAGACAAATGAAATGTTGGATAAACCCATCGGGGTATTATTACTTCAAGATGTATTATGATGGTAAGGCACACGCACAATCAGTCCATAGGTTCGTATATGAATACTTTAATGAACCCATACCAGATAAGATGACTATAGACCATATTAACAACGATAAGTTGGATAATAGATTGGAGAACCTACGACTAACCACAAATGCGTTTAATTGTAGAAGGAGGGAATATAACAAACTCAATATGGAATTAGCAGAAGAGATAAGAGATTTGTATAAAAAAAATATTTATAGTTATTCACAACTGGCAGCGATGTTTGATGTTGCGAAGACAACAATTAGTAATTGTATAAAAGGAAAAACTTGGAATAAGATATGAACGACATTAAACTCACAATAGACGGAGAGAAATACACCATAAATCCACAATTAACTCTTGGGGAGTATATGACCTTACAGAAGATGAATAAGGACGATTTAACCACCCCCAAACTGATGGAGTTAATAACGGGAATACCAGAGAAAGTTATTAAGAAGATTGACGACAAAAGGTCGTTATATATTGTTAATAAAATCTTAAAAGAAAAGATGAACGATAGGGGTAAATCTGTTAGAGCAACCTTTGAGTTTAAAGATAAGTTATATGGGTTGGAAACAGATTTAACAAAACTTAACTTTGGTGGATGGATAGATTTAGAAACCTTTATCAGTATGGGGTTCAAAGAAAACCTCAATAAGATTGTTGCGTTATATTACAGACCTATTAAAGCACAGATAGGAAAAAAATACATACTTGAACCTTACGATACGGAAGATTGTATCAAAAGGTCAGAAGAGTTTTTGGAACTCCCCTTTGATTATGTTGCTGGTGCTTCTGTTTTTTTTTTGAGATTTACAAATCAATATACAAAAGATACGATACATATTTTGAAGCGGAAGAACATCAAGATGAGGAAGAGAATGAAGGTAGTAGAATATATGAAGAGGAAACTCCCGACTTGGCTAATTGGGAAATTACCGCAAGATTTTATCAAACCCAACTGATGTTGTTGGCGAATGATGATATAACAAAAATTGACGAGATATTAAAATATTCTACTTCAAGGTGTTTTAATTATTTATCATATTATAAAGACAAGCGAACAAGAGAAATGAACGCAATAAAGAAAGCCAGACAAAAACAAATAAGACGATGACTTATCCTGAAATGACTTTTAATTCAGTAATTGATGAACTATTCAAGTTCGCCAAATATCATAAACAAATTAACAATTATGGTTTTGGTAATCTTGTTGATTTTTCAAGAAAAAACGAAAAGGTGGATGATGTAAAATATCCCCTTATGTTTATCACCCCACAGAATATCACATATAACAAGACCACCACACAATATGATATTAGTATTGTTTTTGGTGATATATTACAAGATGGTAATGAGAATGGAAAATATGTTATATCCAATATGGGTCTTATCGCAAAGGACTTAATATCATACATCACGAACCCCCCATCTAATCCCAATTCCGTTGATTTAACGGATGTATTTGATATAACTTTTCCTGTTAATGGTATTCCCTTCCAAGAGAGATTTAATGACTTTATTGGGGGTGTTTCGTTGGACTTAACTATCATAGTTAGAGACAGCATAAACACTTGTTCTGATATGGTAGTTATTGAGTGATGGAAGAGATGTTAGAATTGTTGGTTAAACAACTCAAGGTAGAGTTAAGTAAATCATACCAACCGAGAGGATATAACCCCCAAAGGAACAGACCTGGTCGTCCAAAGACCATAGGTCAATTCCCAAAGAATAACACAGGTAATCT